TTCAGATACTTCACCTCCGGATTCGAGGTTCTTCATCATGTTATACATAACTTCTGCGCCTTTGTCTACACTTCCGTCTCCTGCATTTCTAACAGCATCAGCTGTAAATACAAATTCATTCTTTGATAATCTTGCAGGAACATCGTCGGCTTTTTCCATTCTACCCATGTCGACAAAACCACCTGTCTCTCTGTAATCTTTTTCTTTGCCATCCATATCTAGTAATGGCATAACCTTTTTAGCTACTGGTTCTTTTTCTATAGACCCACCTTCTGCAACTAATCTCCTGTTTATATAATTATATGGATTATTCATAATAGTGCTAGGATCATCTATGTCTGCTCCCAGGGCTAGTTTTTGTTCTTCCTCTTCTTCAGGTGTCATAAAATATGATCCTAATGTTGATGCTGCTATACCACCTAAAAATGTTGGCATCATAGATCCGCCACCTTTTGTTAAACCTAATTTTGTAAGAATTCCTTCTTTAAAAGGAACATATGATTGACCTACTCTTGATCCTGCTTGACCAAATAATGAACCCATAATTCCTTTATTTTTTAAAAATCCACTACCTAATTTATATGCACCAAAAGCTAATGCAGCTTTACCTATTGGTGATTTAGCTATCTTCTTAACCGATCTTCCAATTTTTTTAACAAGTTTACCTAGACCATACATCTGTCTTGATGATTCAAGGTCCATGATCCCACCTACAGTCTCATCTGCCATACCACCACCGGCCATTAATCTGTAATTAATAATTTCATCTTCTACTTCTGGTGTTTCAGGTTTTGCTGCAAAAGCTTGTTCAAGTTCTAGTAATCTTCTTTCATAGTCCGACATACCGTCACCACCGCCTGTTTTTTCTCTAAAACCAAATGTAGCAGGAGAACCATCTGGATTTCTTGTTTTTACAAATTTTTCTAACCCTCCTACATTACCTGACATCATTACACCTGGAGCACCAAATTCTTCTGCTATTTGCTCTCCATATGTTTTTACTCTTTTAACTTCATCTGTCATTGGATCTTTTATTGAAGGAGATGTTTTATCAAAAGCTGGGCCTACAAAAAAATTAGCTGAAGGTAGTTCTTCTTCTAATTCTGGTGGAATTGGTAAACCCATACTGTTTAAATAATTTATACGTGCTCTTTGCATTTTTCCAGATCTTTTTCTCTGACCTGGAGTTAACATAGAAAGATTGTATGCAAGTTTTCTTCTTTGGTTTGAAAGAGGATTTAAAAAATTTAAAGGATTATCTTTTTCTTTAGCTTCTGATGGTACTGTAGGTACAAATGGGGCGTTTGGAGTGTTTTTACTACCATCATAAACTTGTTGTGTTCCTGAATCTTTATAACTTTGACTTGTTTTAGCATAATCAGACTTACTCGCACCTCTTTGTTGAAAATCTCTATCCCTACCTTTATAACCTGGTCGTTTACCATTCGCTGGTTTGTTCACGAGTTGCTGATATTGTTGTGCGTTTGTTATGGCCATTTTACTATTCTATTTTGTTTTTCCAAATAAATCAAGGCTAGGCATTATGACATTTACATCTTGAGCCATGTCTTCATTCTTATAACCTTTAGCTTCCCAGTCCTTTTTTTCCTTAAAAAGCTCTCCAGTTTTCTTGTGTCTATACGTTGTTTCTACTTTTGCTGGTTTTAATACTTCCATTATGTTGTTATCTCCTTCTTAATATTTAAGTAACTTATTGCTACATCAAATGAATCTGTTGTGCTTGATAACACTGTAAAGCTATCTCCACCTTCAATTACTAAAGGCTGCGTTAATAACTCTGTTGTTACATTAGCAGTCAAAGCTGCTGATTTTATAGCTGTAATACTGTTATTTGTAACTGTAACTGTTGGTGTACCTGCTGATGTAACCAATATAGACTTAATAACATAAGTTTCATTTACTAAAGGATTGCCTGATCCAAAAGGAGTTAATGCAGCTCCACTTGTGCTATTATCTATACCTACAAATTTAAATTGATTAGCCATTAGTTAATAAAAAAGTTAAATGCTTCAATTTCATCTTTTAAATCTTCTTGAAACGTTGAGTTTAATTTTTCTACAATCGCATCAAGATCTCTAACTTGAGCCTCAGCTACCTGTAAATTATATTCTTGTTCTGGTCTAGTTATTACCTGTGCAATTTTTGCCATTATCTTCTTCCGTCTGGTTGTATGTCTAATCTAAAAGTTCCTAGTTTCCAATTTTGACTAGTGCCTGTGTTTGCAATTTTTAATGCAATACCTCTAGCTCTTGCACGTGTATCTACCTTTTGTGTGCTTGATGTTATATCAAATGGACCTAAAGATGAACTAGTTTGAGCATCATTAGGAAAATTTCTTAATTCTAAAGTTATTCTTGTAGTTCCTGTTTGAGCTATAAAGTCAGGTATAAATCTTCTTATTTTCATTAAGAACTCACCATCTCCTCTAAATGTTGCAACACCTGTTGATTGTCCTGTAGCCGATGCTCGTTGTTGTGTAATATCAAAATCACCTGATTCAATATTAGATGTAATAGCTGTAATTGTTCCGTTTCTATTTTCATCAGTTCCTGTTTCATGTTCATAGTATGCTGTTCTACCTTCAGTATTTCCTATAACATCAAACGATGTATCCGTATCTGCATCATAAGATAGAGCATGAGGCAAACCAAAAACCGCAGAATCTCTCCACATAGTTCTAGCTAAAGATCCAACAGTCCAAACAGGTCTTTGTGGTGATGAATCAAAATAATTATATGCTACCATTCTATTCACAACACTAGATCCTGTTGTTGGATAAAACCATATAACCTCACCAAACAGGTTATTTAATCCTGCTGATATCATTTGGTTACCTGAAGTTAAATTTATACTATCATAAACAAAGTCTTCTACTAAACAAGGTAATGATTCTAGTCGACCAGCATATCTAAAGAAACCATTTTCTGACATCCAGTAAGCAGCACCATCAACTTCTACACACGCATTCTGTCCAGCAAGTCCACAGTTAGTTCCAACTTGTGCAAAAGCAAAAGTAAATGGTTGACCAACAAAACGTTGTGTAAATAATGCTGTATCAGTCCAAACATATATTGCATCTCTACCTCTAATGGCTCCTCTGATCTGTGATCCGTCGGCCAGTCTTTGTGTTCCAGCTGTATTAGTTGCTGTTGGTGTATATGTATTTATATCTTCTTGGTCTGAGAATCTAATAAACATATCATCTTGTGTTGATGTATCTCCAATAGTTGTTTCTGTTCCAAAAAATACTAAGTGTCTATCCGGTGTAGATACCAACATATGACGTGATGCTGTAGGTGCACCAGATATAATTGTTGCTCTTGTTGATGTTGCATTTGATAGACTTGAGTCCCATTCAAAACACGCACCGTCATGAATTAAACAAATAGCTTTATCACCAAAATTATCTAATGACCACATACCAGGTTCTAATACTAAGTCACCTGATGCTGCCTCACCCCATGCAACAAATTCAGAAGTATTTGTAACAGTTGCTCCATCGCTGTGAGCTGCTCTAGTTGTCCCTCTAACTGCTCTTGTAATACCTGTTAAATCGTTTCCTGAAATACCTGTGTAAGATATTTCTTCTGTCCCTACTTTTATAAAGTTTGTACCTGCAGATGAAAAGTTAGCAGTGCTAGTTAATGTAATTGAAGTTCCTGATCCACCGGTTCCAAATGCATTGTCTCCAAGTGCACCATTTAAAGTTGTTGTAATAGCAGAGCCATCTTCTCCACCCCAAGAACCTAATCCCCAACCAAATCCTTGTGCTTGAACAGCTGGACCTACAGTATAATATTTTTGTATTCTAATACCACCTGATGTAGTTGCACCAGATCCAGATTCATTTGATGGCATTGTAATAGTAAGAGTTGTATTCGTAGGTGTTGTAACCACCATAAATTTTTTATCATCAAAATCAGAGGCGCTATAATTTGAATTAGTAATTGTTGTAAAATTATCCATTAACATAATATCTCCAGGAGTCATATTATGAGCGCTAGAAAAAGTTATTGTAACAGTTGCAGATCCGTTAGTTGTACTAAAAGCATTAGTTAAGGTAGTCGTAGTTTGAATTGGATGTATGTCATAAAACACACCTCCAGAAAAAGCATATAAAATTCTATTTGTTCCTATAATAGAAAATTTAATAGAGTTGGAACTAACAAAATGATGAAGTCCTCTACCTGCTCCTGTAAGTTCATTTTGATTAACGTTACCTAATTGATTCCAACCACCTATTTTTTCTGGTGTACCGTATCTAAATCTAACATTATCACAATCAACCCACTGTCCTTCAGCTCCTGTAGGTGTAAGTTGTTTATTAATACCTGGTTGAAATCCTATTTTTTGTAGCATAATTGCCTACTATATATAGTTTTTGTATTTTTTGTAGTATTTATTCTTGTCTAAATTAAATCCTAAACGCTTATAAATCAACCAAAAACTGTGTCTTTATCTGCTATCCAAAAATCTGCTGATATACAATACCTTTTGTCTATTTCAAAACATCTTCCGGGTTCGTGATAAAGATCTGACTTAAATATAAACCATGATAATTCTTTTCTAGGTAAAGAAAATTTTTTATCTTCACAATAAAAAAATGTAGTTTCTGATTTTTTAGGTAGATGTAAATATAAAATACCACTTAATGCAAATTGATTAGAACTATTATGTCTATGACCTACGTTTGGTTTTTTACTAGGATTATTCCACGTTACATGTACCCATGATTGAACATTAATATTTTTTGGTTTGTGGTTTAAATAACTACAACACGCTTCTTCAAAAGCGTCAAACATATTTGAATTAATCTTATTATAAATTATCTTTTTATAGTTTTTATTATACACATTTTTTTGATAACTAGGCTTGTGTAAATTTGAATATGGAAGAGTATTAATTTTTTTAATTAATTTATTTTTTTCTTTTAAAGTAACACACGGCTTGCATTGTTTTACACCTAAAAATAAATCTTTCATTGTCTTAAAAAGACACGTATTAATATTATGCTGGATCCCAAGCTAATGTTTCTGCGTTCCAAGTAAATAGGTTAGCCGGACTTTTACTGTCATAAGCTCTCCATTCTAGATTATCTTCATTCCAAAAAATATTATATCTAATATCTGCACCATTTTCTTGATACATAATAATAGTTGGATATGGAACAGGTGGTTCCCATTCACCCGCATCACTTAATAACCAAGATGCAAATGGTTGTCTGTTTATAAACCAATCTTTTTCATAATCGTACGTCCCACTAATTTGTGCGTAATTAGTTCTAAATTGACGATTATAAGAAGTCTGTTTCCAAGTTCCTCCTTGGAAAAAATTTACACACCAAGTTTCTCCGTCAGCATGTTTATCGTTTTCTCCTAAAGGTCCATCAGCAGTAGTCACATCGTTTCCTACTCTTACTACATGTATTACTGTCCAGTTATTTTTTCCTTCTACAAATGGATCTGGTCGTTGTTCTATTCTTGCAAAGTGTGCCATAATATTCTCCTTTTATATTTGTTTTAATATTCTGTCAAGTCGCTCAATAGGATATGAGTCTGCTTTAAAGCCTTCTAAAAAAAATAATAACGTAAGTCTATCTTTTTTAGGGTGAGCATACATATTCTGCATAGCGTGATATTCACTACCATTATACATAATCATAGTATTATAAGTATTTTTAATTTCATGAGTTTTGATAAATCTACTGTGATTATTTTTCATAGTTTGTGTATATTCTTTAATATCGATAATATTGTGTCTATAAAATTTTTTCTTTATTTTTACATGTTCTTTTCCTTTTACATTTTTAACTGCGGGTTTATATAAAGCTGTGCCTGATTCAGGAAAAGCACCTTTAGTTAGATAAACCATACCAGCTAACAATGCGTCATCCTTATGAATCCATCCTTTATTTCTTACATCATCAAATGATTTTGAATAAGGTGTGTTTTTATGAAAACATATATATAAATTTTTCCAAGCAACAGCTTCTTTCTTGTAATTATAAAAAGATGTAAAAATAGCATGAGCCATTTTATTAAAAAATGGAGGGTCAATATAATTTAAAGATTTAGTTCTAACTCCAGGATATCTTCCATCAGGATCTTGTTCGTATTTTAAGTTTTTAGAATACTTTACTATTTTATCAGGGTCTGGAAAAAAATTATTTACAGACATAATTGGAAAAATTTTTGTCATTTTTTATATTCTCCGGGTAAACCTAAGAAAGGCCGGCCATCGTATTGTGCAGCTTTTTCATTATCTAAATTATAATGTAAAAATACTTGTGAACAAAGTTCGCCTTCAAATTCTTCTCTCCAATGTTCTACTTCACATCCTGAGTAAACCAACATATCTCCTTGATCTAAATTTATTTCCATACCTGCTTGTCCGGTTTTACCTGTTGGATCAACATATATAGGCCAAGGGTCACCACCTAAATTAATAGTTGTAGAAACCGCACAACTTTTTCTATCTACATGTCTTTCTAAGACATCTCCTTTTTTATAAACTCTAAAGAATGAATATGTTTCGATTAAATTTAAATTAGTAGCTTTCTCCATTTTTTCTCTCATTACAGCTAATAAAACTTCCATTGCAGTATCAGCATAATGAGAATAAGTATTTGGTACTTGTGCATCATTTAATTGACCATATAACTTTGTATAAGGTGATAAATATCTGTCATTAATTAATTTTTTGTAAACATTCTTTTTAAGAATAGTATAATTAAATAAAAAATTAGCTAATTCTTTTGATACTGCTTTTTTTATAACTAAGTATTTATTTTTCTTAAATTTCATTTCTATAATGTCTTATCCATTCTTTATGTGTTACGGTGTTACTTAAATCTTCTTCAACATCTTTTAAATTATGTTTTATTTCTTTTCTGAGCATATTATATTGTTTCTTTACTTTTTCAATATTTAATAAACCTAAACCATGCATTACTATTATATAGTTTCTATCTGAAAATAAACGGTAGTTTGACTCTCCCATAAAATCATCTTGAATTGGAAGTCTGTTTTTAAATACCTCTAATTTATATTTTAATGAATCTGGTACTTTAGTTTCTTTCCAAAATTGTCCTTTGTTTTTTGTTATGTAATGTAGCGCAATAAAATCTCTTATATTATTCATTATGCTTTCAACCTGTTTATTTACAAACTCAGATATTTTTTCATCATAACCATGCAAATGATGAGCTAATAAATAAGCTTGTTGAATAGATGTACCTATTGAAGTAGCTTCTAAAGGTTCTACAAAATTAGCACTTAAACCTACGGCATAACAATTTTTAATCCATACTTTTTCTAAATGACCTGGTTCAAATTTTATTTCTTTTCTAATATCAATTTTTTTATTTAATTTCTTTTCTACTTCCTGATGTGCTTTTTCTTTTGTAATTACATTACTGTCGTAAATATACCCATTTCCATGTCTTCCCCATACAGGAATATTAAACATCCAACCCGCTTTCATAGCCGTAGCTGTTGTATATATATTATAATTATTTGTATCTTTTGTTGGAAAAACTATTGCCGAGTTTACTTTTAAATAATCTTTAAATGAAATCCATCTGTTTTTAAAACAACCTATCAATAATTTTTTAAAACCAGTGCAATCAATGTAAAAATCTGACTTATATTTTTTTCTTCCTTTAATAAAATCAATGCCATTTTTATCTAACTTAATTTCTTTAATAGTATCTTCAATAACTTTTATACCTCTTTCAAGACATTTTTCTTTTAAAAAATCATTTAGTTTAAATGTGTCAAAATGAAATTGATAAGTCATTAATTTATTATTTAAAGGAATCCTGTTTTTAATAAAATATTGTGATGTAAATTGATTTACTGTTTTACCTTTGGATATCCATTTTAAATAGTCTATATTTTCTTGGCCCATCCTTGGTAAATTATTCACTACACTATGTAGATAATCTTTCTTACCCCAGCCTTTAAACATAATACCTGATTTTAAAGTGCAATTACATTTTCTAATTACTTCAAAATAATCGATTCCACACCAACCTAAAAAATCATACCAATGTTCCGTGCTTCCTTCTCCAACTCCAATAATACCTATTTCTTTAGATCCAATAATTTCTATATCAATGTTTTCAGAATATTTTCTTTTTAAAATTAATGCTGTTATTAAACCTGCTGTTCCGGTTCCTACTATTGTAACTTTCATATTAATATATTTTAATCAACTTGTTTTGGAATAGCTTGTACATTCCAGTGAATAAATCTAAAAGGTTCTATACCCATATCTACTGTATATAAATGAGGCATATAGGACGGAAAGAACATTACTCTTCCAGGTTTAGGTTTATAAAAAACTTCGTGTCTTGCATAAGTTATTTTTGTTGGATCTTTTTCAGGTAATAAATTCATTAAGCTACCGGGTCTAGGATCTTGAAACATAGGACCAGATGTTTTTTCACTTCCTTTTAAAAATAAAAAACCTGACATGTGGCCGTTCCAATGTGTGTGTAATATATGGTGTCCACCCCCGTCTTTTGCAAATTCTTGAACCCACATTTCTGTTAGCGATACTTTAAAAGCATTTATATTAAAACCCATTTCATTTAATAAATTTTCAGAAGTAGCTACAACATAAGATACCAAATCTTTTAATTCTGGATCAACTGCAATATTATCAGAATGGTATACTGTATTTTTATCTGTATTTATTTTCCATAATTTATTTCTATCTTTAATACCTTTAGCAAAATTTTTTTTTGCTCTTTTAATATGCTTATCACATATTTTATTTACAGGTTTAATTAACTCAGGTTCATCTGCAAACCATATAGGTGAAGGGAATAAATCTTCTCTATTTAATTCTTTTGGGTATTTCATACTTTCCTTTCATATTTATATACACTATTTAAAAGTAAAAATCAAGGCCACTCGGTATCCTTTTTTAGGAAAAATTAAACCATGCTCTACATTATTAAAGCAAACGCCTTTATATTTTTCGGGTTTAATTTTTATTATTTTATTATTTACTTTTAATAAAGTTGTAGAATTAGGGTCTGCGTCATTCAAATACACTATTAATTGTCTATGTTCAAAGAAATGATCTTTATGCCAACCACATTGTTTAGTATTATTATTTACAGTAAAATTAACAGCTGCTCTAAATATTTCAGAATATTTTAGTTTATTTTTTTTACAAAAGTTATTTAAAATATCAATAGCTTCATCTGCAAACTTTGAATTTTTATAAGGAAAATTTCTTTCTTCTCTATCCTCATATCTATTAATTAAGACATGTGAAAAAATATAATCTTCTTTAGGACCTGTTACAGTTTTTTTATTAAAATAAAAAGGAAAAATTGAATGATTTAAAATTATATCTATAAATTTTTTGTTTTGTTTAGAAAGAAATTTTTTGTGTTGAATAATTTTTTTCATTTAAAAGAAGGGCCATTATACCAAATAACCAAACTACATCTTTTTCCTTTTGTTACAGGTGTTACTCTATGCCATACAAAACTTGGAAAGAGAACAACCGAACCTTTATTTCTAAAATTTTTACAAGTTATTATTTGTTTTTCTTGTTCAGGATGATTGTCTTTAGAAAATTGTAAATCACCACCTTCGTATTCATCGGAATCAGATAGACATAATGTAAGAGATATTTTTCTATTTGTGTTTTGTTTTTGAGGTTTTGAAAACATATCTACATGCCAGTCGTAATATTGATTATTTTCATATATTGTAAACTGACAAGATCCAGCAGATGCTACATCAAAATTCCATTCTGCATTTTTATTAGCTTCTATTAAATAATGTTGTAGTTCTCTATAAATCCATTTTTCATTATGAAACCAAACAATATTTGAATTTCTTGTTTTTTTAGATGTTGGGTCAAAAACTCTTCCAACGTCTTTTCTTTTTGATTTTGCAAATTTTATAATATCGTCACAAAATGTTCGCGAAAGGGACTTATCCCATGACCAATATAAATTCTGAACTACCATATTTTCTTTCTTTTAAAAACATCTATTAATCAAAAGTCATTGCACCAGAAACATTAAATTTTACAACTGTGCATGAACCTGTCGTTGTAATCGTGTTACATGAAGGAGTAACAGCCATCTTTGCTGGTTGGCAAGAAGTTGGAAATCTTAATATTACAACTCCCGAGCCTCCGTTTCCAGATGCTCCGCCGCCTCCGCCGCCTCCAGTATTTGCTGTACCTGGTCGACAACAATTGGGTGTATTATTACCATTACTTTTTCCTCTTCCACCGCATCCTCGTCCTCCATTTGAACTTGCATTTGAGTGAAATGCTCCACCGCCTCCACCGCAACCAAAATTTACAGTTGAGCCTGTTATCGTAGAAGCTAATCCATTACCGCCATTACCACCTGGTGATGGTGGACCTGAACTATTTTGTCCGCCTGCACAACGACCTCCGCCTCCTGCTCCAGCAAAACCTCCCGGACTATTTCCTCCTGGCGAACCTAATGGCCCTCCTGAGCCTCCTGTTCCTGGTCCTTGTCCAGCGTGTAAGCAACCCGCTCCACCCCCTGAACCTTGAGGAGATGAAACTCCACTAGCATGACGATAACCACCGCCACCGCCCCCTACAATTGAAATAGCAACCGGTGTACATGCAAAAGCAACTGTTGTACCTCCAGTTCCTCCTACAGCACTGTCGTGTCCGCCCCCATTGTTACCACCTGCACCGATAGTAAATGTATAGGGTCCACACTCTGTGTTTCTAACAATTGCGGATTTTCCAGGATTACAAAATGAATAACATACAGAACCGCCGCCTCCGCCTCCCGGCCCGTGGCCCTCTGCCGACCCAGCTCCTCCAGCAGCCACTACATATTCAAATGAAATACATCGAGGTAAACATGCAGCAGCTCCAGAACCAAATCCTAAAACATTGTAACCAAACATTGTTTTACCTCTAAAACTAGGGGTTTGTTTACTGCTTTTACCGCCTACTTTTAGTAAGTTTAATTTGTCGTCTTTATAACTTTTCATAATCTATTCTTATGCGTCGTTAGCCGCGTCAGTAGTAAAGAATAATTTAATACCTAGAACTCTACATTCACCAGTGAACGTATCACTACCGTCTGCTGCGTCTCTATATAATTGAAAATAAGTTTGCTCACCTGCTGCAGGAGATCCTGCAACTGTCATTGCACTACTTTCAGATGAAATTTGTTGATCTTCTACTGTTCCAATACCAGCATCTGTAACTTCTATTGCTGTTCCGTATGCAACATCGATAGTATCACCATCCGCACATGCAACCGCTTGTAAACCAAAAATAGCATTACCAGTATTAGTTGTGCTTGGAGACCAATAAACTTGATAAGTTAAAGTTCCTTCGTTCCATGATTTAGGCATTGCAATTGTAAATTGTGTATATTGTTTTGTACTAGCATCAAAATCAAATACTTTTAAATCTGGTCTTATAGCTGTTGTTTCTACTTGTGCTGCGTCTGCAGGATTAGTAGTTGGTCCATACATAGCTGCTGCTGGAATCCATATAGTTTCTTTTCCTGCTACCTTTATTGCAGAACCACCAGCTTGAGCTACACCAGTTCCATTTGGTGCAATATTAATATTTCCGTTAGCTGCATCTGTAATTGTAATAGTTCCAGAATCTGTTCCAGAGTTAGTGCTTAATACTAAGTCTGCAGCTCCTCCAGTTGTAACTGTTAAAGCTCCTGCACCATTTGAAGTTAATGTAGCTGCCGCTCCAGAGTCTCCAACTTTTACAGTATCTCCAGCAAGAACAACATCTCCAGTTCCTTTTGGAGTTATGTTAATATCTATATTTGAATCACCACCTGTAGATGAAAGAGTTGGTCCAGCACCTGTTGCTGCATTTGCTATTGTAAATTCATTTACTGCAGAACCTGTAGCTGTAAGTAAAGCTAATTCGTTTCCATTAGTATCTAAAATTGATGTGCCAATTTTAGGTGAAGTTAAAGTTTTATTAGTTAAAGTCTGAGTTCCAGTAAGTGTTACATCTCCAGCAGGTAAAGTATCAATATCTGGATTAGTTCCATCATTTGCAGTAGCAAATACAAGAGCATCACCTTTATCTCCTGCTGCAAAAGTAAATGAATCACCACTTCCTGATGCATATTTAAATTGTACTGTATGTGAACCTGATGTTGAATTTCTTAAAAAATAAAAAGTTTGAACATCTAAAGGTATTGTTACAATTTGGTTTCCAGAAATAGTTCCTGTAAACTCAATCATTCTATGAGATAAGGTAGCACCTGTAGATCCATCAGAAACCGAAAGGGCTGTAGTTTGTGCACCACCAGCTATACTTTGTGTAGTATATCCACCTAAAATTTGTTCTATAATTTGTAAATTAGTATTTGTTTTTGTTCCCCATGTACCGGCGTTTTCACCAGTTGCTTGAAGCTCTATACCTAGCGGTGTATATGTTGATGCCATAATTTTTTATCTCCTATGCGACGTCACTATAACTCGTATTTGATCCTGTTGCAACATTAGAATAACTCGTATTTGATCCCGTTGCAACACTTGTATACGATGTATTTGACCCCGTGTCAATGTTTGCGTAAGCCTGAATTCCAATAATACCGACACTGGATGTAATTTGATCTAATGTCAATCCTTGAACATTTTCAGTTGGTGTTATTGCTCCTACAGAAGACGTAGAAGATTGACCTGATAACCCTACTACATCTGCAGGTAAAATAGATCCTACACTAGTTGTAGCAGCTACTCCTGTTAGATTAAGTAATTCAATAGCTCCTGTAGTTAATTCTCCAACATCCGTTGTTGCTGCTACACCGGTAATGGTACTTGGACCAAACTCTAATCCAGGAGTTCCTAAACTAGAAGTTAAAGCTATTCCTGTTACTGGTTCAGTGCTTACACCAAAAGCTAAACCTAAAAGTCCTTCATCGGATGTAGCTGCTTGTCCAGTTAAACTAATTGTTGGACTAATTACAAAACTTAAACTTCCAACACTCGTAGTTGCTTCTTGACCCGATAATTCATATGCAAATTGTAATGTAGGAGATCCTACACTTGCAGTTGCTTCTCTACCAACTAAAGGAATAACTTGATTAGGAGATTCACCCCAAGAATTATCTCCCCATTCATCTCTACCCCAACCGACTAAAGTTCCAACATAAGACATAGTTGGTGTAGCAAAAGTTGCTGATACTCCTGTTAACGGAACTCCTATTTCACCATCAACTTGTGGACTGCCAACACTTGAAGTTAAAGAGTGATTAGAACCAATCATCTCCAATAAGTAAGCAACTTCTGTATTAATAGATCCTAGTGAAGAAGTTAATTCAATACCTGTTAAAGATACAGTTTCATCTGCTCCTTCTCCCCAATCTGCTTGGTTCCAAGATAATCTTCCCCAACCTGTTTCATTAAATTCTTCTGAAGTACCTAAAGAAGTTGTAAGACCAAGACCTGTTAATGTAACAACTGGATTATCACTTTCTCCATAAGGTTCTTCACTCCAACCAGCTCTGCCCCAACCTTGATTAGCTCCTGAAATTACATCTCCAATAGATGTAGTTGCGGATACACCGGTTAAAGAAACTAATTCATCATTAGCTTGTCCCCATGAACCACCTGTACTCCAGGCATCAGCTCCCCATCCTGAAATAATAGCATCCGTTGTTCCCCAACGGTTTGTCCCCCAGGTTGTGCCTGATTCATTCCAAGAATTGGCCATAAGGAGTGCCTCCTTATGCTATACGGATTATTGCGTTGGATGCGTCTGCTGTTGGAAATTGAATTGTGAAAGTTCCACTTGATACTGTTTTATCACCGCCGAAAGCGATAACTGCTACAGCTTTGTCAGATTGTGTATCATTATAAATCAATGCACCATTTGCTGTAAAAGATGCTGAAGTATAACTAACATCTGCAAAATCACAAACTGCAGTTGATCCAGATAAAGCTGGAGTTGTGCTTGTAAGTGTTGCACCACCTGCAGAGTATGCAGATCCAGATGTATTAGAAATTTCATTTGAAGTTGAATATGCAGTTGTTCCTGCACCTAAAGATGCATCACTTGTAAATAAAGCTATTTTAAAAGTATTACCACTTGATGCTGTAAAATTGTGTGTACCAACTAAAATCTCTTGCTTAAAGCTGTTACAAATTGCTGATGATATTGCCATAATTTATCTCCTACGGGTTTGCTGAGTTAATTGGTATTCTAACTGCGCCATCTGTGTAGTCGTCTCTTCGTCTTCTACCAACTTGCTCGTTAGCAAACTTTTGTACCTCTTGTTTATACTTATTTTCATATAGTGTCAACATATCTATTGGACCTTTTAAAAAGGAATATGCTTCTGACAGACAACAATATAATAGCCCATTAGGAAAGTTTAGACTAATATAATTAGTATCATTATTTTCTAATAGTGCAGGAGCTGCATTATAATGAATTCTAAATTTGTACGTCGTATCGGGAACTGGAGAAAAATATACTCTTCCAGATGTAGTATCTGATTCACCTGTAGCTCCACCAAACATTGCATAATATTTTGGCTTGCCTCTTTTATCAGATGCTGTTGATGAAACATACTCTTGTAAATATGTTACATCTTTTTTTTCTAACCAAATATTGGAACCAGTTGTAGCTGATGTCGAATCATACACTTGTATTCCTCTTACAAATACTGCACCTGCTGGAGCATTTATTGTTTCTTGTCCAGTAACTAAATTACCTGTTTGTTGTTTTCTATCTGCATCAATAGGAATATCTCTAAATATTCTATACTGTGCATTCAATATAATATTTTCTACAACAGCGTCTGTTAAAACATTTGAATCTGTTTCTGTATAACTTCTTATTTGAGTTATTAATCCTGATGCACTTAATCCAGCCATTATTCTAAATCTCCCTTATGTTTTCGTAAAATTTTTTGTTGTTTCTCTGTTAACTCAACAACTTTTTCTTGTCTGGTCGGTTTAAATATATTTTTAATCCAATTTAAAATTTTTTTAATCATCCTTCAATAGTAATAGGCCCAACGGAACAACCGTAGCCTCCTCCTTTTACACCACCAATTGTAGCAGTATCTGAATTAACTGTAAAGAAGAAGAAATTGGTTATCATATAATCAGTTGTATTTCTTCCTGGATTTCCACTTCCTGTATCACTAACATATTTACCTGTTGTAATAGCATAACCTGATCCTTGTCCAATTTGTGCTCCTGTAATTCCATCAAAGTTAGGAATAGTTGCATAAGCAAAAACAGAATTAGTTGATGTACCTGTTCCTGGTGAAATTGTTGGTGGCCCTCTAAATAAATATGTTGTTCCATTTGTTAAACCATGTCCAGGTGAAAATACATTTATAATCCCGGATCCTGCAGCATATGTTTCAAAACCATTTTCTGATATCATAACAGTTGTAACTGGCTCTGTTCTATCACTTCTCACATTTCTTAATGCAACACCATCTGCAGAAAGAGGTTTTGGTTCTAATTGTGGTTGCTTTGGTTCAAACTCAGAAACGTGTACAAACGCACCATTCCATTCTCTAACCATTTCTCTATATGGAAACTCCATACCAGATCGATCAGAAATTGCTTTTGCATGTTTTCCTGTTGCATACTTTGGCATTATTTAACTCTTCCACCTTTCATAAAAGCTCTACCTAATCCACGTTGTGAAATTCCACCACCTCGTAAATATTTTGATCCACCCATTTGTAAATCTCTTGTTTCTTTTTCTTTTTTTTGTTTTTTAAATCCTTCTTGAATTTGTTTACCTATTTCTTTATTTTTTTTAATTTCAGAACCAGGTCTAACATTTTTACCTCTAAAAATAGGTGGGCTTCCTAAATCATCTACATTTTTAAAAGGACTACCTTTTTCACCTTTGTAAACATTTTTAAAAATTTTGTCTGCTAATTTATTTAATCTTTTAACTTTTGTAATTATTGCCATTATGCTCCTGGGTAATAAGCTTTTGGTGTAATATATGTACTAGAAGCTGAACCATCTTCTGCAAGAGCTCTTGCTAATTCATCTTCATAATACAATTTCATTTGTTGAACTAATTGCGGTGTGTATTTTTGTGCAAGATAAAATGCTAAACCTGCAACCATACAAGGCACAAATCTAAATGGAACATCTGTTGCATTTGTATAATCTCCTGAATCTTGAATTCTTTTTATGTAATAGAAATGCATATCTTTAGATGCATTAGTTGAATCAGGTGTTGGATAAACACTAATACTAACATGATCAATAAATCTTTGTACCCAATATTGATTGGGTGTTCCTTTAGAAAGTTTGTTTGAAAAACCTGCATAAGTAGATCTATCTACTTTTGTCATCGGACTATCTGATTGAGTTGTTTGAGTTCTATTAGACCTTAATTGTGCTTCAAGGACATCGGACATTCCGTAAACACCATTTGGATTTGATGTTGCACTTGTACCATCAGAAGATGCTCTAAAAAATTTGTACTCAGCTTGTCCCTCAACTAAATCAAGATCAAGTTCATCTATTTCCCAATAGTGAATACCTCTATTACCCCATTCTTGAAATAAGATATTAAGAGATCGTCTTGCAGATTTAAGTTGATAACCTGCAACGTTCTGTAATCCAATACGTTCAAATGCATCTTC